CCCCCGCCACACCTCCACCGCCAGCGAGTGGCGGGTGATGCCCAGACTGTCGAACTCCTCCTTCAGCAGCGCGTCCCGATACTCCCGCACCGCCGGATCCTTCATGAGCCTGCTGGCGGTCTGGGCGGCGCTCTTCTCGCTGTACCCGGCCCGGATGGCGGCGCGCGTGCCGCAAAGGTCGATAAGCCATTCATGAACAAACTTTTTCTGCTTTGCCGACAACTCTTTCATGCCTGTCCCCTCCGCAACAAACTTCTTCATGCGAATAGCCTAACACGAACGGAGTGCCCGTTATCGCCAACATTGCCACCGCTCCTACGCGCAAAAATACACGTATTCACACGTATATTTCCCTTGACATACGTGTGAATACGTGCTAAAATTATAGACAAGAAAGGCGGTGATGCTGTGCGATACAGCGAGTTAGAGAAAGAACTGCGGAAAGCCGGATGCAGCGTGTATCGAGAGGGAGCGAGCCACTGCATATGGTACAGCCCGATCACCGGAAAGCGCTTCTCCGTCAGTCGGCATAAGACTGAGGAGATCGCCACTGGGACGCTCAAGTCGATCAAAAGGGCGGCAGGGCTGCAATAATCCGGTCGTCCCCGGATATAATGCAAGGGAAACACTGTCCAAAAGAAGAAAAAAGGAGGTCATACACATGGCAAAATACGTCTATCCGGCCATTTTTACACATGAGCCGGAGGGGAACTATTCCATCAGCTTTCCGGATGTGGAGGGCTGCTATACTTCCGCGGAAACACTGGAAGCGGGCATTGAAATGGCATCTGACGCACTCTGCCTGATGCTCTACGATATGGAGGAAAACGGCGAGACGCCGCCTCAGCCCTCTGATATGCACCAGCTGTCCGTGGAGGATAACCAGCTGGTCACGCTGATCCGCTGCGACACGGTGGCCTATCGGAAGTTCTACGACAACCGCGCCGTCAAAAAGACGCTCACCATTCCCTCTTGGCTGAACACGATGGCAGAGAAACAGGGCGTCAACTTTTCCATGGTGCTGCAAAATGCACTGAAAGCTGAGCTGCGCATCTGACAAGCAAAGCATTACCCGAAAATGAGAGGTCTTTCGGCCTCTCATTTTCGTTTCACCTCCCAGCTTTCATAAAAATTCTTTCGCATCCGGTACAGGCTGCTCTCGCTGGCGAAGTGCCGCAGGGCGATGGCCGTGATGCTGTCCTCGCCGCACATCACCTCCCGCAGCGCAGCATCATAAGGCCCTCCGCATTCGCGTAAGAGCCTGTCGATCTTATTCTGCATCCGCTTCGGCTGCTGGTCATAGGTCAGGCAGGTGAAGCGGATAAAGCCCTGCATGTTGCGGCTTACCCGCACCCCTCGGAGCTTTTTCATGCTTCCGCCTCCTCGCCCTCCTCTCCGGCGCAGGCCACGGCCATCTCCTTTCGCCCGCCGATCTTCCGCGCCGGGTCTTTCTCTCTGGGTATGTAGCGCACGAAATTGACGCCCAGCTCCGGCTCGTATCGTGTGCCCGGCAGCGTGGTAGCGCCCGCCGGTACGCGAAGCTGAGTCGGGGTCAGCACATAGGTATATTCCACCTTGGGCTTCTCCATGTTCCGGCTGCTGGTGTACTTCTTGCCGTCCGGGATATTCCGCGCCTGCCGGATCAGATACAGCGCCAGCGGATAGTAGTCCTTCTGATCCCGCAGCAGCTGCACGTCCACCGTGCCGCGTCCCCAGGTGTCGTCCAGCGGCTCCCCGTACAGGGTAAACGTCCGATCCTCCATCCGCAGTCCCGCGCTGTTTATCACGATGTGGCAGTGCAGGCGCACCGTTTCGCCGGTCTCGCCGTCCACCTCGCTGGGCACCAGCACCCACTTGAGGATATCGCCGTGTTTTTTCATGCGTCGTGCGATGCGGTCAAGAAAATTCTTCGCTTCCTTCACCGCGCCCTCGAATGTTCCGCCGCAGCGTTCCAGCGCCTCGTCGATGAAGGTCAGCGTCAGCAGCGCGTCGCCGTGGGTGTAGTTGCAGTTCAGCAGACGGGCCAGCGCCAGCACGGCCTGCTGACGGTTGTTCTCCTGCTTCTTCTCTCCGCTGTTGCCCTTGATCCGTGCGCCCCGGCGTGAGGGCTTCCGGCCCACATAGCTTTTGCGGCGCTCCACCACCTGCCCGCTGGTGATCTTCTTGACCATATACCATCCCTCCCGTGATATCATTGCGCTTTCCTCCCCTGCCTATTGCTTCATCGCCCTGTTGCGGTGCCCAAAATTTCCTCAGTGGCTTTTGCCCTCGTTGTGCCATCCGTTCAGCAACCACTTGCGTTTTTGCTGAACGGGGCACTGCCTTGAAAGCGGCTTGCTTTATCTGCCGCCGGCAGCGCTGCACCGCTTTCCCCGCTTCATCCGCCACCGGCGGCGCTCGGATCGCTCCCCGCGCGTATAATAAAAATCAAAGACGCCCGCGCACAGGAGCCATCCTTCGCATTTCTCGCCCCCGTCACAAGCCCCTTGCTTTTTTCCGAGCCATCCGGGCGGCGACAGTCCGCCCCGCTGTCTCTCGCAAGAGGCTTTGCCGGTAAACTTAGGCGTTTAAGAGCCCCGCAGATACGCGCGTGCGCGTATTATATATAATGTGCTTCGATCTCTCATAGCGCCGCCCCGCCGTGCCTACGTCCGTACCCTACGCATCTGCGCAGGCCTTCGGCCAAGAAGGGCGGCATTATCAGATATCGAACATTATTTCCACACCACCGCCCAGCCCCGGAAGGGGCTGGGCTTTTCTCTTATTCCAGCGGCTCCGCCACCAGCTCTGCGGTAGGCCCTTGATCCTCTCCACCGATGGTGTAGCTGATCCGCAGCGCCATGCTCCGGAACCGCTGTCCCTGCACTGTGACGGCGGCATGTCCCATTTTGCCCGCCAGCGCAGCAGTCAGAATGTCATGGAGCTTGGCCACGGTCACATAGGGCTCGGCGTGCCCGCCGACCATCTCCGCGCTTTCGGACTGTTCCTTGCCGCCCGTGTCGTGCTCCGCCGTCTCCTGCGGGGCAGCCGCTTTCCGGTTGGGCTTGATGCCCTCCTCACGCCGCCACTCGGCAAACTTGTGAGTGCCGACGCCCAGCGCGGAGGCGGCCTCCTCGTCGGTCATGCCCTGCTCCAGCAGTTCCCGCGCCGCTGCGGCGTCCACGTCGATCTTCCGGGGATTGGGCTTTTTCCGCTCCGTCGGCTTCATTGCGCCCAGCTGTATCAAAACCTCCTCGATCTCCTTTTGAGAACAGCCGTTCAGATCGGCCAGTACTCCGATCTGCGCCTTGGGGTTTCTGGCCGTGCGATAGCTGGCCACGATCTCCTTGGCGCCCATAGGCAGTTTTCTCTCCGCCATGGTCATTCCTCCGTCATTTCCAGCGCTACCTTACTAGCCGCCGCGATACCCAGCCAGTTGGTAGTCATGGTCATGCTCTCCCGTACTAGCTCGGCGGCCAGTGCGCCGTAAGCGTCCGGGTCATTCTCCCGGATGGCCTTCCACATGTCCTTCTGCACATTTTTGATGTTCTTCAGCAGGTCGTCGCACTCCTCCACCCGCTTCCGCAGGTCGGCCCAACTTTCCTTATCGCTGGCAAAGCCCCGGCCCCGCTGCTCCGTGAGGGCGGCCACCTGCTCGGCCACCGCCGCCTGCAAATCGGCATATGCTTTTTCGTTACCCATGTTCATTCCTCCACCTTCACCACATAGGCCCCGTCAAAGCCCGCCGCCTCCGCCTTGGCCCGGAAGGCCTCCGCGTTGGCCAGTACCCGGAACGCGCCGATCTGTACCCGGTACAGGGCGTTCTCTTTCTCCTCCGGCGTGGCAGGTTCCGCCGGTGCGCCGCTGTCATCCTCGGCGGGCGGGACGTAGGCCACGCCGAAATACTCACAAATCGCCTGCACCGTCTCCTCGGCGATCTGCCCCATGTTGTCCACCAGCCACTGGGCGTCCTCCGGGTTGTCGTGGAATCCGAATTCCGGCAGCACCGCCGCCATGTGGGTGGCCCGCAGCTCATAGAGATTGGTGCTCTCCACCAGCTTGTCCGGCGCACCCGGCGACAGCGGCGCGATACGATCCTGGATCAGCTTGCCGATGCGGCGGCTTCGGTCGCTGGGGTAGCAGTGTACCCGCGTCCCCGCCGCCTTACCGTTAAAGCCGTTGGTGTGGGGCGCCACGTGCATGTCACTGGGCCAGTTGTTGGACTCCTTCACCCGGTCGTACATGTTGCCGTACTGGGCGTTGATGACCTCGAAGCTGCCGCACCGCAGCAGTCCCCGCTCCATGTAGTCAGCGCAGCGCCCCATCTGTTCCTTCTCATTGGTGGTGTGCCCGTTCCACAGTGCCGAAGATGCGTACACATTGCTGGCCCGATCCTCCGGGGAGATGTAGATTTTGTATTTCATTTCTCGTATACCTCCATCACTCCGAGGCCATACTGAATGGCGCAATAGTTTTCCACGCGGCACCCTCTGGCGCTTTTCCAGTCGGGTGCAAACACGGCCACGTCCGCCGTGCTCAGCAGCTCCAGCGACTTGCCCAGGAACCACAGCGGCCTTGCATCCGCCGGGGCGTTTTCAAAGAAGCTGTCGATCACCTCAATGTCCTCGCCGTAGCGTTCCCGTGCCTTGGCGATCAGGCGCTCCCGCTCGGTCTTGATCTCCTCGTTGGTCTTGCCCTGCATGGGCTGGCTGATAAAGATTTTCATAATGCTCTCCTTTTCACTATTATTTTTTTGCGGCCTGCACCGCGTCGCACCACGGTGCGAGCGGACAGCCCTTTTCATTTTGACGTTCCGCCACTGTCTCGGCGAGCCGGTACTTTCTCAGCTGTTCCTTCAGCTCCATGATCTCCTCGGCGTACCGTGCGCACCGGTCTGTCATCTCGTCGATCAGATCGGCGGCGGCATCCGCCATTTTTCGGACACATTCCGAATCATACGGATATTCGTTGTCAAACGAATATTTGGCACTAAGTGGGCATCCGTCGCAACTGTCGCTCGCGCAGCACCGCAGCGTCCTCACGATCTCCTCCCGCGTGGGTTTCTTTTCGTTTTTCATGGTGTCCCTCCTTTTTATTGCATTTCTTGATCTGTCATTGCGAGGAGCGTAGCGACGTGGCAATCCGTTTTTCTTCTTAAAGGGACGGATTCCCACGCCAGTGTCCGCACTGGCTCGGAATGACACCTCACGTCCGCGCCCACTTCTTCTCGAGATACTTCCTTGTCTCCGCGTCGGCCCGGTTGTAGTCCTCCCACATGTCCGGCGTCCAGTGGCTCTTGTCTCTGCCGGGCTCCTCCACGGTGTATTGCTGCTGGCTTCTGGCCATCTGGGCGATGGCGGCGGCGATCACAAGGTCGTCGTGCTGGCCCTCCGCCGCCTGCGGCTTCCGGTTCTTGTCGTACACAAATACGATCATCTCCCCCAGCGTCCACCGGCTCCGAATCACATGGGGAGATTCCTCCATCACCGTGTGCAGCTCCGCCAGCATTTGGGGCCGGGTGGCGGGTGAGGTCTGCCACCCGAACGCCTTTACCATGGCGTTGGCGTAGGTGTCGAATCGCTCCCGCTGGTAGAGCTTGGGATAGTTCCATTCCTCCAGCTTCCGCACCGGATAGGTGCCAAAGTTGACCTCGATGGCGGCCAGCGCCGTGTTGTAATACCGGCCCAGACAATACACCTGCCGGGCGTAAAGGATCTCCGATTGCCGCTGCTGCAATTCTGCCACCTGTTCGCCGGTGCGGTTGTCCAGCACATGGGCGGTGAAGCAGTCGCTGCCCTCCCCTGCTGTGTCGCCGCCCAGCACATAGGGCACGCCCTTCTCCGGCTCCTTCCAGATGCGGACGGCGCCGTCAGCGGCGGGGGTAAACTGCCAGTTCCGGGGCTTCTCGCCCTGCTCCTCCGGTGCGTCGTAGGTGAACCACCCGGTAACCGCCGGCTCCGGCGCGTGCATCTGCTGTACGGCCAGTGCCTGATTATCAAAGAACGGCGTACCGCTCAGCAGGAAGGCCTCCGCCGGCGTGTTGGGGTACTCCTGCCGGAACTCCTCCACGCTGCCGCCGCAGTTGGCACGGATGCACCACCGCCGCCATTGCATCTGCTCCTCGTCCAGTCCGAAGTCCCGCTGGAGCTGCCGCTCCTCCTCTGTCCACTCCGTGCCGGGCGGCACCGCCATGCGGTAGCCTTTTTCCAGATACCACGGCAGAAATACCGGTATCCACTCGTTGGTGCCGTTCTCCGCCCCGTCCCACAGCTCCTTGAAGTGGTCATAGCCGTTGGCGGTGGATTCGATCACCACCATCGTGCTGGGATCGTTGGGCACCGTCTGCATAATGCCCAGCAGCAGATCCTTCTTGTCCTTCGGCCAGAAGGCATATTCGGAGATATGTACGTTGGTCAGCGTGTCCGACCGGCCCACGCTGCCGCTGCCCGCCGTCTGGCACCGGATAGAGCTCCGCAGCCCCGGCTTTTTGGCCTTTTCCTTCGGCTCTCTGGTGGGGTTCTCAAAGACCAGCTCTTTGGCGTTGCTGTTCTTCCGCATGGGCTGCATCCGCCGGGGCAGGCAGTCATAAAAGAGCTTGTTCATCTTGAACAGGTTGCCGGTGGCGCCGCTGTCATGGGCCACGATCAGGGTCTTTACATTGGGCCGCGTCACAGTGTCCTGAAACATCAGCGCCTCCGTCACCGTGGAAATACCCTCCTGCCGCCCTTTCAGTATGATAATGCGGATGGGCTTGCCCAGAGCCGCCTGCTGCCGGATCACGGCGTACAGGTTGCTCTGGGCTTCGTTGAACCGCAGCGGCACAAGCTCCTGCTTCTTGTTGCGGATCACCAGCAGGCTTTCGCAGTATTCTTTCGGATTCCGCAGATTCATGCCGATGATCCCTCCCTTTGTGATTTATACGGCGGGGCTGGCGGCTCTGCCCCGCCCTTGCCTCTCCTTTTAAGGAGAGGTGGCGCGAAGCGCCGGAGAGGTTGTCGTAGGGTGGCCTGCTCTCATGCCGCCGCGTACTTTACCCAAGCCCTAATGTTTTCAGCGCCTTTTCCAGCTCTGCCGCGTTACGGATGCGGTGTCCCTCCATGTCAACATCAGATGCCGAAAGATGGTGCATGGGAAATTTTGATGGATGCTACGGCGGCATAGCCGCCGAGATCGGAACTAAAAACATGCCACCGGCATGTTTTCTTAACGTTCCGACGCCCCTTGTCAGCGGCGCGGCCAGCGTGGCAAAATCGCAGAGGTATTCTCCGCCGGTGTGCTGCCATACGCATTTATGGCAGCGGGGCTCATGTGTTTTTTTCATGGTTTGCTCCTTCGGATTTCCTCGTGCAGGCTTCTGCGTAACCTGCCCTGTTGCGGTGCCCAAAATTTCCACGCTGCCTTACGGCGGGCGCTTGAAATTTTGACCGCTGCCACTCGCTCGCTGTGCTTCATCTGCCACTGGCAGCGCACAGCTCACTCCCCCGCACACTGGGCAAATCATGTCTTTTTCTCCGGTGCAGCAACTTGAACCCCGGCATACAGTATGCCATTGAGCATCTGATAGCGGATCAGGCCCTTGGCCTCCAGCTCCTCCATCAGCGCCTCCTGCACCTTCCGGCGCGCCTCCGGCCCGATGGCGTCCGGCTTGTCCACCGTCAGCGGATCACAGACCAGCTTGCCCTGTACCTCCACCAGTTCAGTGGTCGAGAGCATCTCAACACCAAATCGAACCGCATTCAGCTTTCGGTTCTGAGCCGGACTATTTTCGGGTCGTATCTGTTTTTTGATCTCACGCTCAACATCGCCGCGCAGAACATATGCGATTTTAACTTTATTCATCAGGTGTTTCCTCCAACGATTTGATATACCCGGCCGCGATATTCTCAAGGAAGATGTTCAGCGGTTGGGAAAACACGATTCCCGATGATATATAGCTTACAGAAAAATGAATCTCCTTCATTTCCTGTGGGCGCTCCGGGACGCTCACGTCCAGCATGGCCCCGCCCACTTCACACGGCAGAATAGCCACGCGTCCGGCCGCGTCAGCCTCGGCAAGCTCCCGCAGCCGGTCAACCGACTTTTGCGCCGTTCCGTTGGTACACCCACACACCCGGCAGGTGCTGATATCTGTTTCCGGTGCCCAATCGCACATTCCGCCGCATATCGGACACTCTGCCATCTGGCCTTTCGGGCCAACCGGATCGGGATGCCCGCCGGAGCCATGCAATGCCGCCAGATTGAACCGCAAGCCCTCGTTGGCCTGCCGAAGCGCTTCTATCTCCCGCTGCTGGTTCTCGATCAGGTCAGCGGCGGCGGAAAGGTCGTCACCCAGGGTAATAGGTGTCTCCCACTCGTTGCCTGCTGCCCACTCCGCATGTTCCCGCAGCGCCGCTACGATCTTCTCATGTGTCATACAGCCGCTTCCTCCTTCCCTGCCAGCCGCTTCCGGTACGCTGTCACCAGCGCCCTGGCGCGCCACAGCGATACCTCGGAAAAGTCCAGCTCACAGCCGATCTTCGGCTCCACGCATCCCTCGGCGCTGCCCTCGGAAAATTCATGCTGTATGAAGTCGCTTCCGTCCGGAAACGAAAGCAGCCAGCCGTCGAATAGGGGCTCGATTTCCGCGTCGATACCGAGCTTCCGGCAAAACACATACAGCGCCCATATCTCAAAGTACCGGTTTTCCTTCATGGATTCCCAGTACCGCAGCTTCGCGGCTCTGGCGTTTCTGGCGTAGCCGACCCCCAGCATGGCCGTGCTGATGACCACCAAAATGACCAGTAAATACAATTTCCACGTCATATAGCGATCCCTCCAATCTGCTGGCTCAGGGCCTGCATGGCCCGGCCCAGCTTCTCACGCTCACCCTCAGGCTGCTGACGAAGCAGCTCCGCCAGAGCGTTCACGTTTGCCACCGTCTGGTCGAACAATGTTTTGAACTTAATAAGCCCCTCGTTGCCCGACGCCGCCAGCTTCTTCCGGGCGGCCTCTGCCTCGGCCTTGTAGCTCTGGGCGGCGTCCAGCGCTGCGTCCTTCTCCTTGGCGGCAGCGGCGGCCTGCTCCTCGGCTTGGCGCACCCTCTCCTGTGCCTCCGCCAGCGTCTTTTTTGCCTTCTCCACCTGTGCGGCCGCGGCCTTCTCCGCCTCAAGGCGGGCGGCGGCGATCTGCTCCGCGCTGGCGTCCACTGTCTGCACCGCCACCTCCACAGGGCGGCTGCGCAGCTCCTCCAGCTCTTTCCGCACCCGCGCCAGTTCCTCCTGCGCGGCCAGCGCGGTGTCCTTGGCCTCCTGAATGTCAGCGGCGGCTTTTTCGGCTTCCTCCCGTGCGGCGTTCCGCTCGGCAATAGCCTTTTCCAGCTCTTTCACCGTCATGCTGGAAACGGTCTTTTTCTCGCCGTTCACACTGTGCTTTTCGGCGGCGAAATCCTCACGCTCAGATTCCGGCAAAGCCAGTAATACCAATGCTTTGGAGACACTTAAATCCGCAGATAATGCGCTTTTCCCGTACTCCTTCCACAGCCGCATATACTGCTGTGCGCTGCGCTCGGAGAAGGCCACTTTTTTCTCCAGCCAGGGCAGCCATTCCCCGTGGGAAAGCTGCTCCTTTGCCTCCACCAGCCGCTTACCGATCTCCAGAATGGCAGACCCGGCCTGCCGCTTGTAGAAGTTGATCTCCTCGGTGATGACCTCAATGTCCCGCCCCTCAAAGGCAGCGTCCATCTCGGCCAGCTCCTCCGTGGTCAGGTTTAATTCTTCGCTCATGCCACATCCTCCTTGTGTTTCTTTTTCCCACTGACTATCTCCCGCAGCCACTCGTTCACGAAATCAAGCACAGTCGGGTTTTGCTCGTAACTCTCATTATGCCGGGTACGGCACTGGATCACCCTTCGGTTCACTAGCTCCAGCGTATAATAGGGCCTGTCCGGTTCATCCAGCCGCCGGATGAAAAAGATAGCAGTCTCTCCGTCTGCCATTCTGTCGGCGTAGCCGCCCACGCAGTGATGTAGGGCCGCCCCTTCCGCAATAAGCTCGTCCGCATCGTCCGCCGGACGGATCAGCAAGCCGGACGCCTCATAGCGCCACTTTTGCAGTTTTTCCGCCTGCTTATGGAATGCGGGCCGCTTCGCTTCATTGGCCTTGTGCTTCACCATCTGTATGGTGCGCTGGTGCGCTGCGTCAAGATCCTTTGGCAGCAGCACCGCCCGATCATCCAGATCAAGTCCCAGCGCCACGCAGTCTGCCAGATAGTCCCGGTATGTCTCCTCCGTATGGGAACGGAATGATCGTCTGTAATATGCAGTGCTTTTGCGGCGCTCCTGTTCCTCTCGGTCAAAGCGCTCCCGCTCCATTTCGCGCTGCCGCTCCAGCCAGCTGCTAATACGCAGAACCGGTGCGTGTCCCAGAGCCGCTGCCACCATGTTGACCTGCATCCCACTTTCCAAAAAAGGCTCGATCTCTGCCTCCCGGAGTCCTCCGTTTTTCACCAGCGCCCACAGGTCGCCCACCAGCTTCATGCGCTCCATGCTCCACTCTACAGGTGCAAGCAGCTTCAAAAGCCGCTGCGGGAACCGAAGCGCCTCAGCGATACTGCCCGCCTGCCATTTCACGGCATAGCGCAACTCTTTTCCCACACCTACACCTCGTTGCTCAATCAGGGGCACATATCCGGCCTTGTAGAATTTCTCCACCGCCGGATAGCGGGGCCAGTCCACGATCACGCGCAGAATATCCGCTTTGCATTTCCGTCTTCTTTCCTCCACGGCGGAAAAGTCCTCCAGCGGGCAGTATTCCAGCGGCGTCCCAACCACCTGCATCTTCCAATCGTCCGGCAGATAGAAGTAATATGCACCATCATAAACGTCCGTTACGCTGTTTACCCGCGTCCAATCATCCAAGAGGAAACGCTCCGACCGCATCATGCTTACCTTATATTTCTCCTCGTGCTGCCACTTGGCCACACGACTGCCCCGCAGCATCCATCTGGCCGTTTCCTTCAGCCATTGCGGAATATCCTGCCATTGTGCCGTGGGATCTCGTTCCAGCCGCCACTCCCGCAGGAACAGCACGCCGTCCTCCCGACCGCGCTGAAGTGTTACCACATTCTCCACGGTATCGGCGGCGAACATCGCACCGTCTTTCAGTATGTTCTGCACGCGTATCCCACACTCTGGACAGTAGCCGATCCGGCCCTGCGCGAAGCGTTCACTTGCTGACGGGGCACGTACCTTCTGCCGACAGCAAAAGCAGGTGCCGCGCCAACCGCCCTTTTCGTACAGGACCACTCGGTCTTCTTCTAACACCACTCGCTGAATATAGTCCACCAGTCCTTCCGGCAACTCCCTTGGACACAGTGTCACATCATCGTCCAGTATCTCGCCGCGAGCCAGCTTCTCCGCCTTTTCCTCCACGGCAACGGTTTCCTCCACCCAGAGGGCCAGCTCCGGCAGATGGTGGTTGCTTGTTTCACCCTTGGTGCCCAGCCAGCGTGTCAGTATCGCCTCGTCTGCAGGGTTGATCTCCGGATAGCAGCTGCCGGGGTGGGTGGCCATTGCGGCATACATGGTGTCTGACAGGCTTCTGCGCTTATACGCCCTGTCGCCCCGTAGCGTTACCGCCGCTGTTTGGTACTTCTTAGAGCATACCAGCCGGAAATCCTTCCAGCTGGCACTGCACCAAGGGGCTTTACCACGCTTGACTTCATTCATGGTAAAGGTCACCACCAGCAGCCGCTGGCCTTCTACCACCGGCTGCTGCACCGCCACACGGAAGTTCATGGTGTCGCTTCCTGTGAACGGCTCCGGCCACGGCATGTCCCGTACCTTTTTCGGTATCCGCATCATGGCTGCCGCCTCCCTTACAGAAAATCCGACAGATCCAGTGATACCGCCGCAGGTGCCGTCGGAGCGGCATGAGCGGCGACGGAAGCGCTGCTCACACCGGCCATGGCCCGTTCCTGCGCTCTGGCATCCGCCGGAAAGTCAAAATACTTGTCAATATTTGAGAATACTTCATCCGGCGTCAGCACAGCACAGTTGCTTACCGCTTTTTTCTGTGCCGCGTTCCGAACGGCGGTCACGGCGCCAGTCAGCGTTTTTCCCTCGGCCGATGCCTTCTTCTCGCAAGCTTCGTCTGCGCCGCAGCGGTCTATGATGTAATGGCCGATGATCTCCATATAGAGATCATCCGGCCTTTTCTGCATTTCCGTGTTGATCTTTTCAATCGCACTCATAGATATCCTCCTATTCTTCACTGAGATTTTTCCCGTAAATAATGCTTTTTCCAGTACCGCCGCGCTGCGGCCTGAGCCTCTTTTTCTTCAATGGCCCGCAGCTTCTGGCATGGCTCGCACTCCACACCTTCGCCGTTAAAGTGCCGCTTGCACCGGATGCACACGTTCCGCAGCACCTCGCTTTTCCGTACCAGCTCACACTGGCAGAAGATCTTCGCCCACGGCACGCCCCAGAACCGGGCCGCCTCCACCGTGGCCTGCTCCCAGTCCGGTGCGACCACCGGCACCTGCACATGGCCCGGCGCCGTGATGAACCATAAATAATCCCGCTTCCTTGCCGTCGCCACGGCTATCACCTCCTCCCGTGGTTGTGCTGGTGCCGGTAATACTTGTTCCGCTGCTGCTTTGCCCCGGCGTCCAGTATGTATGTCTTTTCTGACTGTTCCGCCCGCAGGTCATAGAGCTTGTCCCGTTCTGCCCGCCATTCGGCGTACCCATGGGAACACCGTGTTGTGCATCCGGCGCCCCTGTCCGGGCAATCCTTCACGCAGGGACTGCCATGGTAGCCCTGGCCGCTCATTTCCGGTTCTCCAGCTTGTCCACCAGGCGGAGGACGCCGCAGGCCAGCCGCCACGCCCCCACAAACAGGCAAATGTACGTCAGCGCCGTCATACGTCCACCGCCCCCATCAGCATTTCGTCCCAGGTGGCGATCCGGTCAGTGCCCGCCACCTGCACCTGATACTGCCAGTAGCCACTTTTTCGCGTGGCCCGCAGTACCGTGCCCTCCGGGGGATGCCCGCCGTTCTCCTCACAGGCTCTCGGCGCGAAGTTGACCACCCGGTCGCCCTCAGCAAATTTTGCACCCCTGCACTTTTTCTTCCTGCCCATCTGATATCCTCCTTTGTGTATTCCTTTTATGGCTCCCTTGTGTAAAGGGAGCTGTCAGCCGCAAGGCTGACTGAGGGATTGTTCTTTTGGCTCCTCCACCGGGTAGAAGTGCGCCTGCCCGGCGAACCGCACGTTCAGCAGCGTCACGTTTATCATCGTGGCCAGTCTGCGCTTCTGCTCCGGCGTCAGCGTGTCCACATCCGTCTCCACGCCGTTCACCTTCACAAACGCCTTCACCGTGATGGGCGGCCGTTCCTTCTTCGCCATGCAAGCGTCACTCCTTTCCTGATAGTCTGAGCCTATGCCGCACTGGGATTGTCCTAGTTGCTCCCGCCCGCCAGATATGGTAAAATTTATCTGAGAAAGGGGGTTGTCACTTTGACCGATGCCGAAGCGCTGCGTAAGCAGATCCACGATTTCGTCAATAGCGCCAGCCTGAATGATGGCTGTGTACCGCCCTGCACCGCCGAGGAGATTGACCGGGTGGTCGACCGGCTTGTGCCGGTGTTGGATGATATCCTTGGCGATATAGAGGGTATCCTGTGATCGTCCCGTCGTTTTCGGCGGGGCTTTCTTTTTGTCGGGCTGAACCACCGCCGGACAGTCACGGTGCCGTCCCTGTGGTGGTGGATCGCCTCGTGCATGTACAGCATCGCTCACTCACCTCCTCCCTGCCGATTCTTATGTCCTCCCCCGAAAACTCGCACAAATGCGAGTTTTCAGTTAAAAAAAACAGCGACAGCCTGATCTCGCGTCATCTTGGTGCAGGCGGCAATCTTCTCTGTCTGCTCGACAGTGAATGTGCCGCCTCCGGCCTTGATTTTACGATACAGTGTCGCTGTGCTTATGCCTGCACTGGCAGCCATCTGGTCGATAGTTACCCCGTTCTCCTTGGCGATCTTTTTCAGAAGCTCCATTTTAGCGCTCATGTCATGTCCTCCTTTCTTGCATAAATGCGAGTTTCTATTGTCTTTATACCACAGTCGTTTCCGCTTGTCAATACAAAAATATCATTTATGCGAATTTTCTGTTGCATTTTTGCGAAAACTATGATATTTATATGCTGAGGTGATTTTATGACTATTGGTGAACGCATGCGTAGCCGCCGGAAACAGCTTGGTTTTTCCGCTGAATATATTGCCGAAAAACTCGGCTGCTCTCCTGCTACCATATATCGCTATGAAAACGGATATATTGAAAAGATGCCTATTGACTCCGTCTCCCCTATTGCGTCTATTCTCGGCGTCACTCCCGCTTACCTGATGGGCTGGGAAGATGAATTCGGCGCAGAAAAAACCGCCGCCGGTGAAGGCGACGGTCTTTCCCCATTGGAGAAAAGGCTTATGCAGTTGGTGCATCGTCTCTCGGACGATCAGAAGGAGATGCTGCTGGCGCAGATAGAACTGCTGCTAAGTAAGCAAGGGTGACAATCTGGTTTTCCTCCGTCAGCTGCCGGAAGCAATCAAGGATCATTTCATCTTTGCTTTTCATCATTCTTTCCTTTCGCGGAGCTCCAATGTAAAATTTTGGGCCCATCTGCAAGTATAATCCCCTTCCACATATCTTTCCATAGAAAAATGGTAATCTCAAGGAGGCTTTTATGAACGATGGCAGCGAAATGGTCACGACCGAAACCCCGAAAGAGAAGTTCCACATGTCTTTCTGGGATGTTCTGACACTCTTTCTCCTTCTTTCTGGTGCCGTGGGTGGTGGTATGAGCATCACGCGTGTACTTGAGCACTTTGGTGTTAATTCTGACGTTTGCAATCTAGTCGCCGGCCTTTACTGGATTCTGTACTGTGTACTTGTCATTTCCCGCGTCCGAACCAAGTCTGATGTGCAGCGCACCAGAGATGCCGCTTACAACGAAGGCTTTCTGGCTGGACGCGATCACGAATCCCCAATCTCCTACGCAGCCGGTGAACAGCGTGGCTATGACCGAGGTTATCACAACGGCCTGCTGGATGGCCGTGCCGACGGCTGGGATTCCGGCTATGAAGCCGCACAAAAGGAGCATTAA